TAAAGGAGTTGATTAATGGATCCAAATGATATTTCATTAGAATCAATTGATAAATTATTTGAATATGAAAAACATGCTAGGATTATTGATCAATTGGATTTTGAGGAATTAAAAATTTTTTCAAAATTATATTGTAAACTATATTTAAAACAACAAGAAGTAATAAAATCATTAGGTGCTCTGTAGATATAAATAAAAAGTAGCAATAAAGAAATAAATGGCATCAGTATATGTCAACAATCTAGTTGTAAATGCTGGGTCTAGTTTTACCCAATCCTTTACATTAGAAGGAAGTGATACAAATTCAGCATTTAATTTGACTGGATATACTGTTGCTGCTCAGATGAGAAAATGGTCTGGTAGTTCAACTTCAATAGCATTTACTGCAGATGTGCAATCACCAGCAACTAGTGGAAAAATTAGATTGCAATTGACGGCTACACAAACAGCAAGTATAAAACCTGGAAGGTATGTTTATGATGTAGTAATTACTGATTCTTCTTTGGTTAAAAATAGAGTTATTGAAGGTATGGTTCTTGTAAGAGAAGGAGTTACTAGATAATGGCAGATATAAATGTTAGAACAGACTCTCAAAATGATTTAAAAGTTAGAGTTGGTCAACAAAATACTGTCAAAATTATTAGTAGTCTTGGAGGAGCATCTGAAACTACTTTAAATGTAGTAGGTGGAATTGCATCAGTTACATCTCTATATGTGAGTGGAAATTCATATTTTGTTGGTGTAACAACTTTTTTGGGTAATATTAATTTTAATGGAAATATTACAGGAACCATCGATGGAGGAACTTATTAATGGCAAAACCAACCACTAGACAAGAACTTATCGATTATTGTCTTCGTAAATTAGGCGCTCCAGTATTGGAAATTAACTTAGATGATGATCAAATTGATGATTTGGTTGATGATGCTTTACAATATTTTAATGAAAGACACTTTGATGGTGTTGAGAGAATGTATTTGAAGTACAAAATTACTCAAGCAGATATTGATAGGGGAAGGGGAAATGGAACAAATGGTGTAGGGATAGTAACTACAACTGGATCTGCAAATATTAGTGGTATTGGCACTACAACATTTAATTTTTACGAAACTTCCAATTTTATTCAAGTACCAGACTCAGTAATTGGTATTGAAAAAGTATTCAGGTTTGACACCAGTTCCATTTCGGGGGGAATGTTTAGTATTAAATATCAGTTATTTTTGAATGACTTATATTACTTCAATTCGGTTGAATTATTACAGTATGCTATGGTAAAAAGTTACTTAGAAGATATTGATTTTCTTTTGACAACCGATAAACAAATCAGATTTAACAAAAGACAAAATAGGATGTATTTGGATATTGATTGGGCATCACAAACTGTAGGAAACTTCTTGGTAATTGATTGCTATAGGGCATTAGATCCTTCCAGTTTTACTAAAGTTTATAATGATAGTTTCATGAAAAAATATCTCACTGCTCTTATGAAGAGGCAGTGGGGTCAAAATCTAATTAAATTCAGAGGAGTAAAACTTCCTGGTGGAATTGAATTGAATGGTAGAGAATTATATGAAGATGGAGAAAAAGAATTAGAAGATATAAAACAGAGAATGACTATGGAATACGAACTTCCACCTTACGATTTTATTGGATAATAATGGCACTTAATCCCTTTTTCTTACAAGGTTCACCAAACGAGCAGAGATTAGTTCAAGAACTAATTAATGAGCAGTTGAGAATGTATGGTGTAGAAGTATATTACATTCCAAGAAAATATGTGAGACGAGAAACTATTTTAAGAGAAGTTACATCTTCCAAATTTAATGATAATTATGCAATTGAGGCATATATCAATAACTATGAAGGATATACTGGGCAGGGTGATCTTTTAACAAAATTTGGAATGAGTTTAAAAGATGAAGTGAGTTTAATCATTTCTAAAGAGAGATTTGAGGATTTTATTTCTCCATTTTTGGAATCGAGCGATGATACGGAAATAACATTAACATCAAGACCAAGAGAGGGTGATTTAGTTTATTTCCCTTTAGGGCAAAGATTATTTGAAGTTAAATTTGTTGAGCATGAGCAACCATTTTATCAGTTAGGTAAATTATATGTTTATGAGTTGAGATGTGAATTGTTTGAATATGAAGATGAAATTGGTGGATGGGAAAATGATAGTACAACAGTTCAAGAAATTGACAATAGTTTGGAACAGTTTGGATATATGACAGAACTTCAATTATTCTCAACTTCTGTACAAGAAACTGCAACATCATTAAAAACAAGTGGTGGATATGTAAGAAGAATTATTCTCAATAACGATGGATATGGATATACTGAAACTCCTATAGTATCAATCTCAACAGCACCATCCGGTGGAACTAACGCTACTGCTGTAGCCATAACAACTAGTCTGGGTGGAAGTTATTCGATTAAAGAAATTCTTCTGACAAATGCTGGATCTGGGTATACTGCCACACCAACTGTGACTATCTCTGGTGGAAATGGTGTTGGCGCAGCTGCAACTTCCGAGATTGTTAGTAATGCTTATTCTGGCGTAAAATCAGTAAGTATAACTGGTATAGGAACTGGTTATGTAACAGCACCAACGATTACATTTAGCTCTCCAAATGATGCTCCTAACATTAGAGCACAGGGTAAAGTAGTTGTAAGTGCTGCAGGAACTATTAGTCGAGTTCTACTTTCTGATGCTGGAGCAGGATATTTCTCACAATTGACAATTGTAACAACTATTTCAGCACCTCCAGCAACTGGAATCGGAACATATCAGTTTAATGAAGTTGCTATTGGTGCTTCTTCAGGAACAAGAGGAAGAGTTAAATCTTGGGATTATGACACTAAGATTTTAAAAATTGGTGTAACCGATGGTGCATTTCAACCCGGAGAAGTTATTGTTGGGTCTGCATCTTCTGCAAGATATTCTTTACTTAGATATCAAAGACCAGATACATATGATAAATATGAACAAAATGATGAGATAGAGACCGAGGCAGATCTTATCGTCGATTTTTCAGAATCAAATCCATTTGGAAATTACTAATGCTAGGAACTTACTATTATCATCAAATTACAAGAAAGACTATTATTGCATTTGGTACTCTCTTCAATCAAATTTATATTAAGCACAAAGATGCTGATAATAATGATTATAGTGAATTAAGAGTTCCCTTTGCATATGGTCCGACACAAAAGTTTCTAGCACGTATTGAGCAGCAGGCAAATTTAAATAAACCAGTTGCGATGACACTTCCCAGAATGTCATTTGAAATGACTTCTATTCAATATGATGCAACAAGAAAAGCAAATGTTACTCAAACATTTAAAGCTTCTGATGGAACAAATCTAAAAAAAGTATATCTACCTGTTCCATATAATATTGGATTTCAACTCAATATTATGACAAAATTGAACGATGATGCTTTACAGATTGTAGAGCAAATTTTACCATTCTTTCAACCATCATTTAATTTGACTGTGGATTTAATTGATTCTATAGGTGAAAAGAGAGATATTCCTGTTGTGTTGAATAATGTTTCATTTACGGATGATTATGAAGGAGATTTTTCCACAAGAAGAGTTTTAATCTACACATTAGACTTTACTGCTAAAACTTATCTCTTTGGTCCAATTGCAGATAGTACTGAAGGTCTCATTCGTAAGGTTCAAGTTGATATGTATTCTGGTACTAACACTTCTACTGCGAAGAGAGAAATGAGATACACGGTTGAACCAGATCCAACTAATGCTGGACCAGATGATGATTTTGGATTTACTGAGAACTGGGATTTCTTTAATGATTCCAAGACTTGGAGTCCTACACAGCAAACGGATATTTAATAAATTATGAAGAATAATTATGAGGGTTTGGATAGTGCTTTGAATATTGAAAGCAGTATTGTAGAGGTAGAGAATCCAACAGAAAAACTGGATATTCTTCCAGTAAAACCTGATGACATCAAAAAAGATTATGAATATACTCGTGCTAATCTTTATTCTTTGATTGAAAAGGGTCAAGAAGCAATTAATGGAATTATGGAACTTGCTGGAGAAGGTGGATCTCCAAGAGCATATGAAGTTGCTGGACAATTGATTAAAAGTGTTGCTGATACAACAGATAAGTTAATTGACCTTCAAAAGAAACTTAAAGATGTTGGGGAAGATACTGTTAAAACAACCAATAACGTTACGAATAATGCAGTATTTGTTGGATCAACATCAGAACTTTCAAAAATACTTAAACAAGGTTTTCTAAATAATAAAGATTAGTCTTCACAAGTAATGAACGAGCAACTGAAATCATATAAAACTGTAGAGCAGATTGCAAAGAAACACCGTATGGATGTTTCAGATATTCAGAAGCAACTTGATATGGGTGCTCCTATTGAACACGAGCATACGAATAATCAAAAACTTGCTGTTGAGATTGCATTACAGCATTTGGATGAGATTCCAGACTATTATACTCGTTTAAAGAAAATGGAAGCATCTGCAAAGAAGGAGCATAAAAAATTCAAAGATGTGAGAATTAATGAGGAAGGTCTTCGTGACTGGTTTGGAAAATCTAGATCTAAAGAAGGCAAACCTGGTTGGGTAAATGCTGTTACAGGTGGAACTTGTGCTAGTGATGAACCTGGAGAAGGAACTCCAAAATGTGTATCTTCAGCAAAAAGAGAAAGTATGACCAAATTGCAGAGATTATCCGCAACAAGAAGAAAAAAAGAATCGGATCCTAGACAACAAGAAAAATCTGGCGCTGCAAAACCAACCTATGTTTCAACAGATTCGAAGGAAAAAATGAAAGAAGAAATGAATCTCCAAGAAGTAAAAGATAAACCGGGAAAAGGTAGTGGTAAAAAGGATGCTTGTTATACTAAAGTAAAATCTCGTTACGATGTTTGGCCAAGTGCATATGCTTCTGGGGCACTTACAAAATGTCGTAAGGTTGGTGCGGCAAATTGGGGAACTAAATCTGAAAGTACTGATTCACTTGATTATGATTGGGATACTCCAGTTCGTGAAAGAGCAGATAGATATTGCCCAAAATGCGAAAAACTTGAGAAGAGAGGTGAGTGTAAATACGGTCCAAGATATTGGGATATGTTTTCTTTACCAGCAGAGTTAATTAGTTCAAAAAAAGATTATAATATAGTAATGCCACATCCAGCAAACGAAGAGAAGGACCATGAGCATTCGATGGCACGTTCTGAAATCTCCACAATTATTGGTGCTGCAAAAAGACTAAAGAAAAAAATTGGTAAGGGTGAAGGTAATATTGAAGCATGGGTTCAATCAAAGATTACGAAGGCAGCAGATTATATTGATGCTGCAGCAGATTATGTTGATAGTGGTGAGATGAAAAAGGAATCAGTAACTATTCAAGATGCTAATGGTAATGATTATGTAGAATTTATCGATTTAATCAAACCAGAAAAAATAAAAACATTTAATCAATTTGTAACTGAAGCAAAGAAATCGGAGATGAAGTGCAACTCCCCAAAGGCTGAACCCGTGGGTGATTCACTCACAGGAAAGTCACACGTAGTTAAAGCGTGTGAGGGTGGGAAAGAAAAACTCATTCGTTTTGGTCAAAGGGGTGTAAAAGGTTCTCCAAAGAAAAAAGGTGAATCAAAAGAATATGCAAGTCGTCGTCATAGATTTCAAACTAGACACGCAAAGAATATTGCTAAAGGTAAAATGTCTGCAGCATATTGGGCAGACAAAGTGAAATGGTAAATTATGAATGAATTATCAGAACTTTTTAAGTTAGTATCAGAAGATAAAAAAAAGAAAAAAGATGAATTTGATTCTGTAGTCGGAGACTTAGGATTAAATTCTCTTTTTGGAGAATTTGCTGCACTCAAAAAAAAGGAAAAAGAAAAGAAGGTAGAAGAGCAAAAAGAACAAGAATCTATTATAGGTGAAATTACTTTAGATTCTGTTTTTGAGGAAGTTGCTAATTTAAAGAAAGAAACTAAAAAGAAAAAGGTACAAGAACAAAAAACAGTAAAGGCATTTGAGAAATGGTTGTATTCAGAGACAACCAAAGAACAAGAACAAATTATTGAGGATGTAATTGAAGAATCTTTAGATGAAGTTCTTGAGGTTCTTCAAGACCACAAAGAAAAACCTGAAGAAAAACTGATTGAAAAATCATTAGGACTTCTTGCCGAACCATCAGATGCTAAAATT